CGAGGGGCGTGTCTGTTTGCCCGCGTGGAGGGAAACGGCGCAAGCCGAAATAACCGACTAGACTCGTAGAAATTCGCGTGAATGGGCTTTCGGACAGGAGTTCGATTCTCCTCATCTCCACCATAACCGTACCCTTATTTTGATACAATTTAAGGGTGCATTAAACTGTTATTAAATCCTCGAAACTTCGCTGTTTCGGGGATTTAATCGTTTCTTATGACCGAATATTTATCGAAAAACAGGCTCAGATTTATGCTTCTGAGCCTGTTTGCTTTTTATAATCGTTTTCTTGTGGGAGTAATCGTTTTCTGGTTGCACCCATTTTTGAGTAATCGTTTCTTGTGGGTGCATGATAGACGAGAAATTTTAATTGTTTCTCAGATTCTTATATAGCTCATTTGCCATAACATCCTGAACCTTTTGATAGAAATCAGGGTCATTGAAAAGTTTCTGAAAAGACTCGTTATTTTCAAGGAAACACTGCGTTACAATCTCTTTGAACTTATCAGGAAAAAGCGACTGAACAAACATTTCTGTGCTGTTGTCACTGGCATATTTCTTGAACTTTTTAACGTCTTTATCGTCCATAAACATGCGATAAATGCCTTCGATAATAACTCGGTCTGATTCTGTGAAATCTCCGTCAAAACGTTCATTCACTTTTTCAATAATACTTTCAAGAGTATCTTTTTTCTTATTTTGTTTTTTAGAACCTGTATCATTATTTGAAACATAAACAACCTGCTTTTCATCAAGAATAATCGCACCTGTATGTGTTTCTTTTAGTTTTGCATATTCAAGTTTGATTTTATCATCAATATCAACAATTTCTTTTTCCGACTTTGGCAGTAAACGCAAGAGATTTGATGCATACAAATATTCTGCAAATAATTCTTTATCATGTAAACGAACAATCTGAGTGATATAAGAATAAGTTCTTGTAAACTTGCGAATATAATCACGAACAGCATATCGTTCATCTTCTGCAAGGTCATTATATCGTTCGATTACAGGTCGGAACATTCCTGCCAGTTTTCCAAGTGCTATTGCATCCTGTTTTTTGCCCGACTGCTTTTCCATAAAAGTATTAAATGATTCAACATCGTCATAATTAAAAAGCATATACTCATGCAATTTGTTCCTGTAATCATATACAAGATTAGGATCTGTTTCACCTTCAACAGCTGATGTTGTATAGAATGGTGCAAATGCTTTTTTGATGTCCTCTTCTGTATTTTCAAAATCAAGCACAAATGTGCTGCTTTTTCCGAACGTTGTACGGTTCAGGCGAGATAATGTTTGTACAGCATTGACGCTTTTCAATTTTTTATCTACATACATGGAATGAAGCAACGGTTCATCAAAACCTGTCTGATATTTATTTGCAACGACCAGTATATTATATCTGCTGCTATGAAATGTTTTTCTGAATTTTTTATCTGCCGTGATATATCTTCCGTTTTCATCGAGATTCATGGTTGCCTCTGTAAACGGTTTTTCGGTCGGCATTTCTTCCAGTGTTACTTCTCCCGAAAATGCAATCATAACATCGCACCCTGCCGATTCCTGCGGATGATTTTTCATATATTCTTTTATTGCAAGATAATATCTGACAGCATTTGGTCGGCTGTCTGCAACAACCATCGCCTTGCCTTTTCCGTTTATCTGGAATCTTCCGTTTGAAAGGAAGTTCGACATAATCATTTCTGTTTTCTGAGTGATTGTATATCCGTGTTTTTTGTAATATTTGAAAAGTGCCTTTGATGCTGCACCCTCTATCAATTCCGGATTATCTGCTGAGATTTTTACAAGTCTGAACGCTTCCTTAATTGTTGTGTAGTTTTGCAAAACATCAAGAATAAATCCTTCTTCAATTGCCTGACGCATGGAATAAACATGAAATGGTTCTTTCAGTGGTTTCCCGTTTTCACCGATTTTTTCTGTTGGTGTTCCGAAAACATCGAGTGTTTCACGCTTTGGTGTTGCTGTAAATGCAAAAAATGATTGATTGCTGTGTTTTCCCTGACCGATAACAGCGTTGATATAGTCATCTGTTAAATCTACATCTTCCTCGCTGATTTCCTCTTCTTCCGCATATTCACGAACGGCTGTTCCGACATCGATCAGACTTCTGCGAAGCGTTCTCGCACTTTCTCCGCTCTGTCCCTGATGTGCTTCATCAATAATAACAGCAAACGTTCTGCCCTTGTAATTTTCCATATCTTTATAGGCAAACAGAAATTTTTGTATTGTGCAGATAATAATTCTTTTGCCGTCGTTGATTGCTTCTGCAAGGCTGTGAGAATTTTTCTTGTCGTCAATTGCTTCCACAAGACCGACTTTATGTTCAAAGCTGTTGATCGTATCCTGTAACTGTCCGTCAAGCACAACTCTGTTCGTTACCACGATAACAGAATCAAAAACCGCCTCATCTTTTGCGTTATGTACCGATGCAAGACGATATGCAATCCATGCAATTGAATTTGACTTGCCCGAACCTGCACTATGTTGAATGAGATAATTTTTTCCTGCTCCGTTTTGTTTCACATCTGTAAGAACCTTTCTTACAACATCGTACTGATGATAACGTGGAAACAGCAGTTTTTCTTTTATTTTTCCCGTATCTTCATCTTTTTCACGCACATGAGATACAAAGCGATGCAGAATGTCCATAAGGGAATCACGCTGCAGCACTTCTTCCCACAAATAATGCGTTGCGTAGCCGTCATAAATCGGATTTCCTGCATGACCGTCAATTCCCGCACCGTTTGAGCCCTGATTGAACGGCATAAAGTAGGTGTTTCCGTCTTTCAACTGCGTTGTCATCCAGACTTCGTAGAGGTCAACTGCAAAATAAACAAGAAATCTGTGGTCAATGCGGAAACAAAATTCCTTACTGCTTCTGTCATTTTTATATTGCTTTATCGCACAATGATAGTCCTGTCCCGTCAGTTGATTTTTCAGTTCCAGGGCAACGACAGGAATGCCGTTCACGGAAAGCACCATATCAATTGTGTTGTTATGATTCGGAGAATAACGAAACTGTCTTGCACAAGTGAGAATATTTGCGTTGTAATGTTCCACGTTGTCGGCGTTCAATGAAGTTTCAGGTTTGAAATAACAAATTTTCAGCCGGATTCCCAAATCTTCAATGCCGTTTCGGAGAACGTTTATCAATCCACGTTCACTGATGCATTTTTCAAGGCGGTGATAAAGCTTTTCCGATACATTTTCACCGTAATATTTCGTATATTTTGCCCATGCTTTCGGCTGTGTTTTCTCGATGAAACAGCAAAGCACGTTCATATCCATGCACTTATTCAAATCGTGTGCATTGCCTTTGCGTGAAATATATCCGCCCTTCTCGGATAAAAGAAACGTTTCAATATCCTGCTCAAAGCGCTTTTCTTTTTTCTCCAATTATTTCACTTCCTTTTTGCCTGTTACATATTCATAGATGACAGATTTTTTATACTGCTGTAATTTTTCGATTTTCCGCTGTTTGATTGCAATTAGGCTATCTATTTGGGTGCATTTTTTATCGAGATAGAATACTATTTTATTTCTTTCTTCAATAGGAGGTAGAGCAAATGAATAGTTATTCACAAAATTGGAAGACACTCTTTTTAATCCTCCTGTTCCTGTCATAGTTGAAATAGAAAACTTCTTAAAGATATTATTCTGTAAAAAATAGAATAAGAAAAATTTTATGCTTTCATTTGCACGAAATACAAATAATTCAGAACTTCCAAACGCCATTCCTTTTGTTAATCCTGTTGCTATTGCTATATTTCCATTTTCAAAGCAAGGGGTAACTTTAGCCATAATAATGTCGTTTTCCTCAAAATATGTCAAACCACTGCTAACGTTTTTAATTGCAATTTCTTTATGCACTAATGAACCAGTACGCACGCATTCCATAGGAGCATACGATACAATATCATCATCAGAAAATGACTTTTTACTTGATGGATTGAATTGACAAATATTTTTTATTCTTACAATCTCCCACCCCTCCGGTATCTCTCCAATCCATTCCACGCCGCTGTCTTTCATCGGCACATCGGGATTCAGACCTTTTGTAACAGTTTCAGTAATCAGGCTTTGTTTGTAGGCTTTCAGCTTTTCAATCTGCTTTTGCTGGTTGGTGATGAGTGCGTCTATCTGGGTGCATTTTTGGTCGAGGTAGGTGGCGATTTGGTGTTGAGTTTCAATTTTTGGATATGGAATCATTAATCTCCCCATATCAGAAGCATTTAAAGCACTTCTTACACCATTACCACCAAGATTGTTAAATACGCAATTATAATACATACTCATCAAATAGTAATACACAAATTTATTAAACGAATCTTTTTTTCTTGGAGTAAAACGAATATATGCAGGTGATACCAATCCTGTATACTGTGATAATCCTACTCTACTGGTACTTATATTTTGCAAGTCAATCATCTTAAAAATAAAATCGTTTTTTCTGAGAATTTGATATCCATCGAATTCTTTTGGTTGTAATCCATCGGAGTCGTCTTTTTTACGTTTTATTACTCCATTCAAAGTCAAAGCAAGTCTATCATATTCAAATGATTTTTCTCCTGCAACTTCCTTTATGTTTTTATAATGATCCTTAAATCTTAACAAATCCCATTCTTCCGGTATCTCTCCAATCCAAGCAACCCCGCTGTCTTTCATCTCACGCATTTTTTAATCTCCTCCTTTTTGCAATTGACAATTTACAATTTATAATTATCAATTATCAATTTTTAATTTTCAATTGCCTTTCGTTTCAAGTATCTTCTTTACTTCTTTGTCAAAATCAGAATTGATCTTCTGTGTTTTATTGAAAGCATCGTATTCTGCTTCTGCCTTGACTTTTGCCTGTTTTGCGGATACTCTGCCGTTGTCTGTCAACGTCTTATATCTTCTGAAGCTTAAAAATTCATTAACACTTTCTGCAAATTCTTCCATTGTAAAAGTATTTTCACGTTCTATCAGATCTTCAATATAATCAAAATATCCGGAAACAGTTCTTTCAAGCTGTCTGATTTGCTTTTCATCAAGATAATTTTTCGCAACTGTTACATCAGATTTCAGGATGCGTCCGTCGGGAGAATTTTTCCATGTGGTAAGACCCATATTTTCTTTTTCCCTGTCTGCCGATGAATAGACAATTTCCGCTGCCGTCTGTCCTGTTATCGCATAGTGAAATTTGTTCTGTACTGTGGAATAAAAACGTTTTGTAACATCTGAATTTTTGTCATAATCGATACTGCATTCCGCAAAAATATCTGTGATCTGCTGCCAGATTCTTCTTTCGCTTGCACGGATAGAACGAACTCTTTCAAGAAGTTCTTTGAAATAGTCTTTACCGAAAACAGTTTCTCCCTGTTTCAGGCGTTCATCGTCAAGAACAAACCCTTTTATCATATACTCTTTCAAAACACCTGTTGCCCAGATTCTGAATTTTGTCGCCTGACGTGAATTTACACGATAACCAACAGATATAATTGCATCAAGGTTATAGAAATCTATGTTTCGTTTTACATTTCTGCTGCCCTCTTTTTGAACTACCGAGATTTTCTCGGTAGTTGCTTCTTTTATCAATTCACCCTCTGAATATATATTTTTTAGATGTGATGATATATTGTCACTTGTGCATCCAAACAATTCAGCCATGGCTTTTTGTGTGATCCAGATACTGTCATTTTGTATCACTGCATTTACGGAAACATCTGAATCATCAACATGATAAAGTACATAATGCATTTGCTTGTTCATATCATTCATTGCCAAACAACTCCTTCATCAAAACATTTTCTTTTGCTTCAAGTTCTTTTATCTCATCAAAGATGCTTTCAGAACTTACAGGAGCTGTGAATTTGTAGAAAAGCCTTGTAAAAGGAATTTCATAGCCGATCTTGTCTTTCTTTCGGTTCAAAAATGCAAGGGGATTATAAGGCAGGACATTTTTCTGAATATATGCGTCAATATCTTCGCCAAGCGGAATAATTTCCGTATCCGATGCACCTTTGACAGCCTGCGGATTTCCTTTTTTCAAAATCATCTTGCCGTTTTCGTCTGTCTGTGCCGTTTCCACTGTTACTTTTGTGAAACCGAAAAAAGCATTATCGAAAATCTTTGATTCTACAGCAAGGTCATTTGCCGTATAGATTTTTTCTGCAAAATCGTTGTAAGCCTCCATAATGAGAGAAATACAACTGTCATCCAGATCAACACGCTTGTTGCCGATGTTCTTTCTGCGTTTCACATAGCATTTTGATGCATCGATCAGCTGAACTTTTCCAAGGCGGTTTACAGATTTGCCTTTTGTAATGACCCAGATATAAGTGGAGATTCCCGTATTATAAAAAAGGTCAGTCGGAAGCTGAATAATCGCCTCCACCATATCGCCCTCCAGCACATAACGGCGAATTTCAGACGAACCGCTTCCGGCATCACCAGTGAAAAGGGAAGAACCGTTCTGAATGATCGCCATTCTGCCGCTGCCTTCTTTCAGCTTCTTGATTCCGTTCAGCATAAAGAGCATTTGTCCGTCAGAAATTGAAGGAAGTCCTGCTCCGAATCTGCCCTCATAACCTTTTTTTGCCTCGGCTTCAACTTCTGTCTTTTCCCTTTTCCAGTCAATACCGAACGGGGGATTTGAAATGATATAGTCAAATTCATAACCGCTGAATTTATCGTCATTCAGCGTATCACCGTACATCATACCTGACGCATTTCCACCTTTGATCAACATATCAGCTTTTGCAATGGCATATGTTTCAGGATTAAATTCCTCTCCAAAGCAAGTGATATCCGCATCTTCGCTGATTTCATGCAATCTTTCTGTCAGACAGCCGAGCATCTGAGAAGTTCCCATTGCCATATCGTAAGCTGTCTTGGTACAGCCATTTTCCTTGATTTCAGCTTTTTCCGGTGCAATGAGAAGTTCTGTCATCAGATAGATAATATCACGGCTTGTGAAATGGGCTCCGGCTTGCTCGTCATAGCTTTCCGAAAACTTACGGATAAGTTCTTCAAAAATATATCCCATATCAGCAGATGTAATCTTATTCGGGGACATATCACCCTTTGCAGATACAAATTCCTGTATTACAACGAAAAGCACATTTCCGTTTGCCATGGTGCGTACCTGATCCGTAAAATTAAATTTTGAAATAATATCTTTTACATTGGAGGAAAAACCTTGAAGATAGTTTTCAAAGTTGGATTCAATGTCGTCCGGCTCGGCAATCAGTTTTTTGAAATCGAATTTGCTTGTATTATAGAATGAATAGCCTGATGTTTTACATAAAATACCGTCACGTGCTTCTCCTTCTACCTTCATTTCCGCAAGCTTTTTTCCCATTGCTACGACTGCGTCTTTTGTTGGTGCAAGTGCATCATCAAAACGCTTCAATACCGTCATGGGCAGAATGACCTTGCCGTATTCGTGGGGCTTAAACAACCCTACAAGGTGTGTTGCAATTTCCCATATGAGATTGGCTTTTTCCTGAATATTTATATTAGTCTGTTTTTGCAGTGTGTTCATTGACATAAGAGTGTTCTCCTTTATGTATAGTTATCTTTATTATACCATAAAATGACGAGAAAAGCAAGTGCGATGTTATGACTTTTTGTGCAAAATTGCAAAGCCGATATACTTCCCAGTACATCGGCTGATTTTATCTATTCCAAAAATTTCTGTCATACTCCTGTGGATAAAGTTCATGTCCCTGTTCTATCAAAATATCGCATTTCAGAGCAACATAAGCTTCATTTGTACCAAGTTTCCTGGCACATTGCTGAATCGTATAACCATAAGTATGAATAAGATCGAGCAGTTCTCCGTCATCAATACGCAGAGCAGCACCGAAGAGATTTGCTTCACGTTCCACCTTACAGGTCATATTGTAAAGCGAAAACTCAAGAAGTCCTTGCTTGCCTTTGGCAAGAGATTTGTGATAAATATAGTGTCCTAATTCGTGACACAGTGCATTATATGCATCTTCCTCACAAAGGTTTTCACTCAGAAAAATAAAGTGATTTCTTTTTATATATCTGTAACAAGCCGCCAGTTTTACCGATTCCAGGGGCATGATATTTATTCCAAGAGCATCTGCAATCACGAACGGGTCACGGCTGTTATATTTTTTTACAAGTTTTTCGGCATCTTTTGCTATCTGTAGCACAGTTGGCATATAAAACCTCCCATCGATGAGATCAGTCTTTTCTATATTTCTTAGGCGTAAAACGGCTGTTTTTCTCTTTTGCTGTAAAATATGCATCCGTGAATGCTCTCATCAAAGCGTCCTTATCTTCTTCCGGCAATTCACCACCGGCAAACAAGCCTGAAACATCGTCAATCAGTTCACGCAGGTCACGTACTCCTCTGCTGCCATATTCCTCTCTTGCTTTTTCGATGATACTTCCTTCTTCTCCAATGAGATTTGCCACAGAAACACCAAGTGCAGCCGCAAGTCTTGAAGCAATATCGACTGTCGGGTATCGTTCCCCGGATTCATAGTTGGCTATTGTTTTAGAAGAAATATTCGCAAGTCCCGCAAGCTTTTCACGGGTCAGCTTTTTTGCTTTTCTTGCCTCCAAAAGGCGTTCGCCAAAATTATTCCCTTGTAACTCCATAATATTACCTACTTTCAGTAATGTTTTTCCACTATAAGAAAATATTTTCCATTTTCCTATTGACAAACGTAGAAAACAGTTGTATAATAATATGCGAACGAACGTTCTAATTTCAATATTATTATACTATATACTTATCAAAATGTCAAGTTTTTTTAAGAAAAAAGGTTCTATTTATTTTAGAGGAGGCTGATCTGTATAAGAAATAAATTTCTTGAAAGGAGTTCATATGCAAAGAATAAGCATTCGTAACATCAACAGTCAAAAGAAAGTCAAACCAAGACTTTTTGACCTTATCAAGGAAGAAGACAATCGTGAATGGATCGTGGAGATCCAAAATAAAGAAGGAAAAGAAAAAGTTCCTTTATCAGCAATACTGATTCAGATAACCGCCGCAATGCAATCCGGGAAATAAGCCGAGTCGTAATCCGAATGTGAGATTCATGAACCGTATATTTCCGGATAATCAAATAAAATGGCTTTCGAGCTAACCGTTCCGTACAAGCTATCGAGAACAAACAGCCGAGTCATCATTATGGGTATAGGATAACTATGCCTATGTGATGGCTCGGCTTTTTTATGTGCTTGTGAAGCTATACTTCTATTTTCGTCAAAATAGATTTTGCTTTCCATAACAATATTAGAAATATATGTTTTTCTTTTATATCGTGTTCTATGTATTTTGTAGGGGATATTGACTTTTCTGTCTTTATATAGAAAGGATATTTTTTTCAATCGTTATATATAGTAGAACCCGTCCCAAGCACGACATTAAACTGCTTATCAATATCCACTTCACCAACTGATCATTGGTGGCTTGAAGGTGTATGTTGACTACAAGTAAATAACACGGCTGCCTTTCAAGCTGGTGGCTGCATATCAGAACGGAGAAATCTCCGTCCGGAATGCGGTCAGCTTTGCTATACCCATTTGCAGCCAGGATTCCTCCGTTCAAAAGAAAACGGAGGAATTTTTTATGTATTATGTGCCAATTGAAATGACAAAAGCGTATGTCAGAGAGAACGAGATCTATGCAACTGTAAATGGCGAGATCATCAGGATCACACCGGATATGATCAAGAAGATCATACGCAATGGTGTCGTAACAGAAGTCTATTTTTCTGAAGTGGAAAACAAAGAAATCTATGACGAATATATGCGTTCTGTCTGGAGAGAAGAAAAAGCACTTGAAAGAGAAGACAGATGCTGGATTCCAAATGGAAAAGGAAAAATTGTACGCTGTACAGGAAACTGTGCTTCTTGTGAACACCGCAATGAAAATGCAATGCTTTCCATTGAAGCCGCAGAAGAAGACGGCGGATTAAATCTTGAAGCTACAAGTGAAAAACCCGATGCAATTGTTGAGGACGCAGAACTATTGAAAGCTTTATGGGAGAGAGTCGGAGAACTTTGTGACGAGGATCAAACTATCATTAAAATGTTCAGTAACGGGGCATCTGAACGTGAAATTGCCACCAAGGTTAATCTTTCTCAGAAAGGCGTAAATAAACGTAAAAAGGCACTTTTTGAGCTTCTGAAAAATTATTTGAAAGATTTTTTCTGAAAATGGTACTCAAAACAAAAATATCTGTCCTATGTATAGTGAAGGGAGGTAAACCTATGGACAAGCAGAAAGAACTTATCGCACTTTTGTTTGCAATTAGTGTGGTATCCGAACGACTGGCAAGAAACATGACAATTCTTGTACAACGAGCAAAGGAGGGAAAATCAAATGGAACCAATCATGCAACTTATCAACACGCTGAATGCTCTGAATGTCACAATGCAAAAGCTGACAGAAAAAATGACATCAGAGTACATCAACACATTTGAGGAGATCTGCACAGAATCTGACCCACCAAAGCAACCAGAACCTGTGCAGGAAGAAAAGCCTGTTGATCGTTCGGCAGTCAGAGCAAAACTTGCAGAACTGACACGCCTTGGATTTTCAGACGAAGTTAAGGCATTGCTTAAGAAGCATGGGGCGGAAAGGCTGTCAGCGGTCGATGATGCGGAATTTCCTGCACTGATGAAGGAGGCTGAGGCACTTGGCAGCAAGGCATAACCAAAGAGCCCACGCTATTTTATCTGCCTCAGCAAGTTTCCGCTGGCTGAATTGTACGCCGTCTGCAAAACTGAATGCTGAAATCCCTGACGTAACAACAGAATATGCCCGTGAAGGCACTTGTGCTCACGAACTCGCAGAATTCAAAGTAAATCAGCTGCTTGGCATCAGGACGGACAACCCCACAGAAAATCTTGACTATTATGATCAGGAGATGGAGTATTGCACCGACAGCTATGCTCAGTACATTTCAGAAGTTATCAGTAAATACAGCAATCCCATCGTAATGGTGGAACAACGTCTGGATTTCAGCCGTTATGTTCCTGACGGATTCGGTACAGGTGACTGCATCATCGTTGCTGATGATGTCTTAACTGTCATCGATTTCAAATACGGAAAAGGCGTTGCAGTTGAGGCAGAACATAATCCGCAGATGATGCTGTATGCCCTGGGAGCATTGGAAATGTTCAGCATTCTGTATGACATCAACGAAATCCAAATGGTGATCTTTCAGCCAAGGATTGAGAATATCAGTGAATTTTCCATGCCGGTATCCGATTTACTGGACTGGGCAGAAAATGAACTGAAACCCAAGGCAGAACTTGCAGCCAAAGGCGAGGGAGAATTCTGTGCAGGAGAACATTGCAGGTTCTGTAAGGTGAAAGCTGCCTGCCGCAAACGTGCGGAATACAATCTGGCAATTGCAAAATATGACTTTGCACCGCCGGATATGCTTCAGGACAGCGAAATTGCAATGATCCTTGAAAGAGCAGACAGCCTTACAGCATGGGCGGCAGATGTCAAGGAATATGCCCTTTCCGAAGCTTTAAAAGGCAGAAAGTGGAACGGCTATAAGGTCGTTGAGGGCAGGTCAAACCGCAAGTATACCGATGAAAAAATGGCTGCGGCTGTTGTAAAAAAGGCAGGAAAAGACCCGTACAGTGAACCAAAAATTCTCGGTATTACGGAAATGACCAAAATGCTGGGAGGCAAGAAGAAATTTGAAGAACTTCTCAGCAAATATGTATACAAACCACAAGGAAAACCGACTCTTGTTCCTGTTTCCGATAAGCGGAAGGAATGGAGTGCGGCAGAAAACGATTTTCAGGAGGAATAAATCATGGCAAAGAAATATGTAAATCCAACAAAGGTAGTCACAGGCGAATGCAGATTCAGCTACGCAAATCTCTGGGAAGCCAAGGCAATGGACGAAAACAGCAAACCGAAGTACAGCGTTTCCCTTATCATTCCGAAGTCTGACACCAAGACTATCGCAAAAATTAAGGCAGCGATTGAAGCTGCTTATGAAGAGGGCAAAAGCAAGCTCAGCAACGGAAAATCCGTCCCTTCTCTCAGTTCAATCAAGACACCACTTCGTGACGGAGATACCGACAGACCGGACGATGAAGCCTATGCAAACAGCTATTTCGTTAATGCAAACTCAATCACTGCTCCGGGTATTGTTGATGCAGACCGTCAGCAGATTCTGACACACAGCGAGATCTACAGCGGCATTTACGGCAGAGCCAGTATCACGTTCTACGCATTCAACACCAAGACTTCTCGTGGCATTGCCTGCGGATTACAGAATGTCCAGAAACTCCGTGACGGTGATCCCCTCGGCGGACACAGCAGTGCGGAAGAAGACTTCGCTGATGATGAGGATTTTCTTGACTAACAGGACTTTTGGACAAATTTGTCCAAAAGAGATCTTTTAAAAATATTGTAGTTTTGCTCATTTTTGAGCAGAACTACAGATAGATTCAGACGGGTGGGCGTTTGGCTGAAAAGCTGGGTGGGTAAATAAAAAATCCCGTCATTTCTGACGGGATAAGATCAAGCGTGTGAGAGGGTATCGTTTTTGGTCAGCAAATAAACGCAATATTGATTCATGCTGATGCCCTCTTCTTTTGCGTGTGTTGCCAAGGCGTGATGCAGAGATTTTGGAATGCGAAGTTTAAACTGCCCTGAATAATCGTCAAGACTGACAGGTTCGGGAATGTCGATTCCCTCTTCCATTGCAGCAGTGATCCATTCTCTTTTTGCATCTTCTCCGTTGATGACCGCCTGTTCCAAAGTGTCGGCACAAGTCAGGCAGCCTGGCAATTCAGGAAAAGATACAACGTATCCGCCTTCCTCTGTATCCGGTACAATTTCCATTTTATACGGCAATTTCATATATGCATCAAGTGTTTTCATAGTGGTCACTCCTCTCCATTTTCAATCACTTCTTTGACCATCTGGACGTATACCTTTTTGATCGGTTCATGCTTGGAAATGGTGATTGGCATCTTGCCTGGTTTTCTGAATGTGTAATGGCTGCTGCCTTTGGGCGAACACATAGTATAACCATAACTTTCAAGAACCTTTCGCAGTTCATCAAAACGCATATCCTTTGACAACGAAGTAATGCGTTCCAATAGCTTATCAAACTTAGACATAGGATTCCTCCTTACAAAGTATATTATACCACGACACCATATATGGTGTCAAGAGAAAAAGAAAGGAAATTATTTTGTATACAATCGATATAGAAACAAGATCCGATAAGGACATATCAAAATGCGGTGTCTACGCCTACACAGATACCCCATATTTTGATATTCTGCTGTTTGCCTATTCCATAGACGGACAGCCTGTTCAGGTAGTGGATACAGCAAACGGTGAAGAAATTCCCGAAAATGTTCTCGCTGCATTTGCCGATGAAACAATCATCAAGAGAGCATTTAACTGTAACTTTGAACGAGTATGTTTATCAAAATATCTGCGTGAGAACGATCCTCAATATTTCCAAAGTTACAGCATTTCCGAAGATACTGTTGGCGATTATCTCAGCCCTGAAAATTGGCACTGCTCTATGATTCATGCAAGAACACTTGGACTGCCGTCATCACTTGCAGAGGTGGGAAAAGTGCTTGGAATTGAACAGCAGAAAATGACAGAGGGCAAGGCTCTCATCAAATTCTTTTGTACGCCTTATGACACGATTGACGGTGTACCACAGTTTCATAATCTGAAAGATTATCCTGAGAAATGGGAGATTTTTAAAGCGTACAACAAACGTGATGTGGAAGCTGAACTGGAAATTGACAGAAAACTGTCACGCTTTCCTGTTCCCGATTTTATCTGGCAGGAATTCTATCTGGATCAGGAAATCAACGACCGTGGGATTCTGGTCGATATGCAGCTTGCAGATAAGGCGATTAACCTTGATGCAGAAGCAAAATCAAAACTAACTGCCAAAATGCAAAAGCTGACAGGCGTAGAAAATCCGAATTCTGTATATCAGTTGCTGGACTGGCTTGAAACGCAGGGGTATAAGTCGGATTCTCTTGAAAAAGCACAGGTTCAGGAACTCATCAAAACGGCAAAAGAGCCTGTGAAATCTGTGCTTGAAATGCGTTTACAGCTTTCCAAATCATCGGTGAAAAAGTATCAGGCAATGAAAATCGCAAAATGCGAAGATAAGAGGGTTCGTGGAATGTTTAGTTTTTATGGGGCATCACGCACAGGACGGTTTTGTTCAAAGATTATTCAAATTCAGAATCTTCCGCAGAATCATATTCCCGATTTAATGGAGGCACGAGAACTTGTAAAGTGTGGTTCTTTTGAAGATGTTCAGATGCTGTATGATGATGTACCGGATACGTTGTCACAGCTTATCCGTACCGCTTTTATTCCAAGACAGGGTATGAAGTTTATCGTTGCGGACTTCTCTGCTATTGAAGCAAAAGTGATCGCCTGGCTTGCAGGTGAAGAATGGCGAATGAAGGCGTTTGCAAATGGTGAGGACATCTATTGTGCATCAGCATCAAAAATGTTCGGTGTGCCTGTTGTCAAACACGGTGAAAATGGGCATTTAAGGCAGAAAGGCAAGGTGGCGGAACTTGCCTGCATTTCAGAGGGACAGCTTGTTCTTACGAATCACGGACTTATTCCGATAGAAAAAATCTCTGTTTGGGATAAGGTTTGGGACGGTATTAAGTGGGTATCACACGAAGGCGTCATATGCAGAGGTGAACGCAGAGTTATCACCTATGATGGACTTACAGCAACACCCGACCATCTTGTTTGGATTGATGGAAGAATAACACCTGTTCCTTTTGGAATTGCTGCTGTAAGCGGTTCTCAGCTTGTAAAAACAGGAGACGGGGCCAAAACTCAGCCATATTCCTGGACAGATCATATTTTTAAATGTGAAGAAATATCTGCTGATCCCATCATTATGAAAGGTACTTCTCGTGTCTACGATTTAAAAAATGCCGGAAGACATCATCGTTTTACCGTATCAGGAAAACTCGTCCACAACTGCGGTTATGGCGGATCAGTCGGGGCAATGAAAGCAATGGGAGCGGATGCTCTTGGCTTATCCGATACGGAACTAAAGCAAATTGTAACCGATTGGCGTGAGGCTTCTCCGCATATCACAGAACTTTGGTGGGCAGTAGACAGAGCCGTCAAAAAGGCAATCAAAGAAAAAACATCAACAGAAACGCACAGACTTAAATTCTCATATGAATCAGGTTTTCTGTTTATTGAACTGCCAAGTGGCAGACGCCTTGCCTACGCAAAGCCTCGCATTGGAGAGAATCAGTTTGGTGGCGAATCTGTCACCTACATGGGTATTAACGCTCAGAAGAAGTGGGACAGGCTTGAAAGCTACGGGCCAAAGTTTGTTGAGAACTGCACACAAGGAATTGCAAGAGATCTGCTGATGTATTCCATGCAGACACTCTCCCACTGCTTTATTGTCGCTCATGTACACGATGAAATCATCATGGAAACCTCGAAAGATGTTTCCCTTGAAGTGATCTGTCAGCAGATGGCAAAAACACCAAAATGGGCAGAAGGCTTGATTCTTCGTGCTGACGGTTACGAATGCGAATTTTACAAGAAAGATTAGGAGGAAAACAATGGCAAGCATATATAACAGCGAAAGATACTATAGCCCAACAGAATATGAGGCATTCAGCAGAATCGAACGTGAGGAAAGAGCGGCGGCGAAGGCTGCTGCTTTCCGACCGATCGTCTATATCTGCTCCCCATATTCTCACGGCTGTATCAACACCAATATTGAAAAAGCACGGAAATACAGCCGTTTTGCCGTGGACAAGCATTATCTTCCGATCACCCCTCACATCTATTTTACCCAGTTTATGGACGACACGATTTCTGAAGAACATGAAACAGCAGTGTTCATGAACTTTGTGCTGATGAGCAAGTGTGTGGAGTTGTGGGTGTTCGGAGATACGATTTCCGCAGGCATGAAAGCTGAAATTGAACGTGCGGAAAGGAAACATATGAAGATCCGATATTTTACCGAAGAACTGGAGGAAAAGAAATGAGAAACTTAAAGGTTGCCTATGGCAACAGCAGAAATGCGAAGAAATGGTCGAATAAAACCATTTGCTATGATGATTTGAAAAACCGTCTGCGTACACCAATTCGTACAACGGAAACGATGGAAGAGTATGCAAAAATGAATAAGGCACAGCGTGATGCTGCTAAAGACCATGGCGGTTTTGTGGGTGGAGCATTAAAAGGAGGTTTACGCCGCATTGATTGTGTGGACTGCCGTTCCCTGATTGCGTTGGACGGTGATAAGATCAGCACACAGTTCCTTGATTGCTTTGAGTCAATCACACCGTATACCGCTTGCCTTTATACCACACACAGCCATACTCCAGACAATCCGAGAGTCCGCATTGTTTTCCCTCTCACAAGAGATATTACCTCAGAGGAATATGTGGCAGTCGCAAGATATTTAGCACAGATTCTGGGTATCGACTATTTTGACGAATGTTCCTATCAGCCGAATCAGCTGATGTACTGGCCGTCCTGTCCGCAGAATGGTACATATATCTTCAAAGAAGCAGAGAAAGGCTGGCTTGATCCGGACGATATATTGTCAGTACATCCTGAATGGCAGGATCCTACCAGACTTCCGACATCTTCCCGTGAAAGCAAAGCAAATCAGATCACACAGCAGAAGGCACAAGATCCTCTGACAAAGGAAGGTGCAGTAGGACTATTCAATCGTGCATTCTACCCGATCTCGCTTGCACTGACAGAATTTCTATCTGATGTATATGAACCTACAAGCAACGATAACCGCTGGTATTTTACCGCTTCAAACAGTATGGCAGGGGTGGAGATCAAGGAGGATAAATTTGTATATTCCCACCATGCCAAAGATCCGGCATACCTGAAACTGTGTAATGCCTTTGATATCGTCCGTATCCACAAGTTTGGTACAATGGATGATAAAAGCTCTTTCAAGGCAATGTGCGATTTTGCAATGCAGATTCCATCTGTCAGAAAATTAGCAACAACAGAACGTCTGCAATCTGCTGAATCTGATTTTTCAGAGGATGACGATTGGATGGAAAATCTGCAAATGAATAAGTCTGGAGTACTTCTGAATAATCTGCACAATATCCGTCTGATCATGGAACACGATGCCTATATGAAGAATATTGTATTCAATCAGCTTGCAGACGGTCTTGAGATCCGTGGAGAAGTACCATGGAAACATCCCGCCAGATTCTGGCGAGATGCAGATGATGCACAGCTGATCTGCTATGTGGATGCAAACTATGGTACATTTTCAGCACGAAACTATGATATTGCAGTGGCTAAGGCGACAGATGACCGTTCCTATCACCCGATCAAGGAGTATTTTAACAGCCTGTCTGCCTGGGACGGTGTGGAACGTATTGACACAATGCTGATCGATTATTTTGGTGCTGAAGATAATGCTTATGTACGTGCGATCTCCCGAAAGATCCTGTGTGCAGCGATCAAGCGAGTTTATGTACCGGGCATTAAATTTGATAACATTCTGGTTCTGAATGGTCCGCAGGGTATCGGAAAATCCACCTTTATTTCCAGACTTGGCGGCGAATGGTATTCTGACAGTTTGAATCTCTCTGATATGAATGACAAGACCGCTGCTGAAAAGCTTCAGGGATATTGGATCATGGAAATCGGAGAACTTGCGGGAATGAAAAAGGCGGATATTGATAAAGTGAAAGCATTTATTTCCCGTCAGGATGATAAATATCGTGCTTCTTTTGGCAGACGTGTTACACCGCACCCAAGACAATGTGTGTTCTTTGGCACAACGAATTCAGAAACAGGATTTCTGCGTGATGTCACCGGAAACCGCCGTTTCTGGACAGTAAAGACACCCGGTACAGGCAGATGGAAACCTTGGGATCTGACACAGTATGATGTAGATATGATGTGGGCAGAAGCACTTGTGTATACCAAAGAAGGTGAATCTCTTTATCTTTCAAACAAGCTTGAAACTTATGCAAAGGAAGAACAGTCTGCCGCTATGGAACAAGATGACCGTGAGGGGCTCGTCATGACTTATCTGGATACACTTCTTCCTGCCGATTGGGACAGCATGGATATTTATCAGAGAAAGAACTATATCAGTGATCCAAATGACGTGACACGTCCTGTGGGAATGGTGCAGAGAACAACAGTATCCAACATCGAGATCTGGTGTGAGTGCTTTGGAAAACCAAAAGAGGATTTCAAGCCTTCTGACAGTTATGCCATCAGTGCAATTATGGCACGCCTCACATCATGGGAGAAAACAGATATGCGAAAAAGACTCACCATTTACGGACAGCAGAGAGTATATATCAAAAAGTCGTGACAAGCATAGTGTGACAAGCCATTTAAGGTTGTCACACTTGAAGATGTCACACCAAATTATCTCGTATTCAAGAGAAAAATAAGACAGTCGGTGACAACTGGTACAACTTTTTCTATATAGTACAAATAATAATCTATTTTATAAAAGAAAGCCGTGTGTGCGTATGCGTATACGCGCGTATAGGGATTTTTTGTCAAGTTGTCACCTTAGGAGTTTGGTATGGAAGAAAAAAAGATAGAACAGAAATTGATTAAAGCAGTCAGGCAGAAAGGCGGAGTCTGCTGGAAATTTACGTCACCCGGAACGGCAGGAGTTCCCGATCGCATCGTATTGATGCCGAAAGGACACATTGCTTTTGTGGAGGTAAAAGCACCTGGAGAAAAGCCGAGAAAATTGCAGCTTTCAAGACATAAGCTTCTGAGGCGGTTAGGCTTTCAGGTTTACGTCCTGGATGCCTTAGAGGACATTGACAAAATTATAAAAGAGGTGATGAGCAATGAAGCTTCATGATTATCAGGAATATGCAGTTAAGTTCATAGAGGAACATAAGACAGCAGCACTTCTGCTTGATATGGGTCTTGGCAAGACGATAACAACTCTGACTGCCATTAACAATCTGATCTATGATTTGTTTGAAGTCAGGAAAGTTCTGATTATCGCACCGCTGAGAGTGGCAAGAGATACATGGTCGGCAGAAGTGCAAAAATGGGATCATCTGAAGCACCTGAGATACAGTGTGGCGGTTGGAACAGCAGAAGAACGAATGTCAGCACTGAATACTGATGCCGACATTTACATCATCAATCGTGAAAATGTGGACTGGCTTGTCAGCAATACAAAGTTTGATTACGATATGCTTGTCATTGATGAGTTGAGTTCGTTCAAGAATCACCAAAGCAAACGATTCAAGGCATTGATGAAAGTCAGACCAAAAGTGAAAAGAATCGTCGGATTGACAGGAACTCCTGCAAGCAACGGACTCATGGATTTATTCGCTGAGTTCAAATTGCTGGATATGGGCGAAAGATTGGGAAGATTTATCGGGCAGTACCGAAACGAATACTTCAAACCGGACAAGCAGAACGGCTATGTTGTGTATTCCTACAAGCCTCTTCCAGATGCGGAAGAAAGAATATACGATAAGATTTCTGACATTACCGTTTCCATGAAGGCGGTTGATCACCTCAAAATGCCGAAATTGGTTTCTACGGAATATGCGGTGAAGATGTCGGATGCTGAAAAAGAAAAATACAAAGAACTGAAAGATGAATTAATTCTGGAAGTTCAGGATACTGAGATCACAGCGGCAAATGCAGCGGCTTTGAGTAATAAACTGTGTCAGATGTCCAACGGTGCGATTTACGATGATGAAAACAACATCATTCCGATACACAGCAGAAAGCTTGATGCACTGGAGGACATAATTGAATCTGCAAACGGTAGACCTGTCCTTGTAGCCTATTGGTTCAAACATGACAGAACGAGAATTGCAGAAAGGCTTGGAAAGCTTGGAATCGTTTATCAGGAAATCAAGTCGGCACAAAGCATAAAGAACTGGAATAGCGGAAAATTGCAGGTCGCATTGATACATCCTGCAAGTGCAGGTCACGGATTGAATTTGCAGGCAGGAGGAAATTTCCTTGTTTGGTTTGGACTGACCTGGAGTCTGGAATTGTATCAACAGACCAATGCGAGATTATGGCGACAGGGGCAGAAATCCGAAACTGTCATCATACAGCATATTATCACAAGAGGTACGGTTGACGAGAAAATCCTGAAAGCACTTACCGAAAAAGATAAAACACAGACAGCCTTGATGTCAGCGGTCAAGGCGGAATTGGAGGAGCGATGAATGATGGCTACAAAGAATTAGCGGCGGCGATCGTAGAACGTGCGGTTCTGGATTATCGAGCCGCATTGACGAATCAGGACAAATACGGAAGGGTCAGTCTGGAAAAGTTCTTCTGTTCCGGCTGGTTTGATGTCCTTTCGGATTGTGATGGAAAAATACTTATGCAGATGATAAGGAGGAGTGCAGGGTGACAGCAAAAGAATACATGAAAGAAGCAAAAATATTACTCAGGCGAATTGAAAGAAAAAGACGTGAGGCAGAGAGTATCCGCATTTGTGAGAGTTCTCCTTCCTCACCTGCATTCAGCGATATGCCGAAAACAGCAACGCATAATCCGCATAGAATGTCCGATAGTATCAACCATGCTATTGACCTTGACAGAGAAGCAGATGCTGCTTTTGATGAGCTGTCTGCACTGAAATCAGCGTTTCTTGAATCACTGCAAAAACTGGATAACCCCGATGAACGTGATCTGATGTATAAACGTTATATTGAGTTTAAAAGTTGGAATGAAGTATTCCACGAAATGGGCTATAGTAAATCGGCTGGATACAGGGTTCACAGCAGTGCATTATCCAAACTTTAAAATTTGGGAGTTCGTGGGAGTTTCCGGGACTTGAAGATACTTTCAATATGTGCTATAATATAAACTGGAAAATAAGATAACGAAAAAGCCATGGCAGAGAAATCTGCTGTGGCTATTTTTATACCCTGACGGAGGTACAGTATGAAAGCAAGAGAATATCTAAGAACAATTCAGAAACTTGAAAGTGAAACCAAGGAATGTTATGGACAGGCGGAACACCTGAAGAACGCCATTAACAACCTCTCAAATCAGAATGCCATTGAAACCGTTGAGGAACTTATCATTAATCTTATGGACGAGGCAGCTGATTACGCAATTCATCGTGTTCATCTGATAAATGAACTTTTAAATGTTGATGACCCAATGCAGTATATGCTTCTCCATTACCGCTACTGCCTCGGTTACAGCTGGCATAAGATCGCTTACAAGCTGAAAGCAAGCGTAGGATTTGTGAAGAATCTTCACGGCGAAGCATTGAAGTCGCTTGACAGATACCTTGAGGAATGTTGCAATGCCGAAAAAGAGTAAACACCCCTGCAGTTATCCAGGCTGTCCGAACCTTACCGACAGCAGATACTGTGAGGTACATAAACAGCCTGACAGACCGTCAGCTGCAAAGCGTGGTTACAACAGCAAATGGCGTAGGCTTAGTAAAGCTTACCTCCGTAAGCACCCGATGTGTGTGCATTGCCTACAGCAAGGCAGATATGTTCCTGCAACAGTAGTCGATCACATACAACCGCATCGTAATAACCCTGCTTTGATGTGGGACGAATCCAACTGGCAAGCTTTATGCAAACCGTGCCATGATAAAAAGACCGGCAATGAGGACAGCAGACCCGTTTACTCCTATTAATTTCGAGTTTCTCCTAAAACCACTATGCTTTTAGGAGAAAAATAGCCCCTGGGGGGGTAAAAAATCTCTAAAAATGGACAAAACATTGACCGGTGGCCCCTCTCACGCACAAAAATGGTTATTCAAACACCCTATTGACCCCTCAGAGATATAAATACGAAAAAACACCGATAACATCTAACTTTGCCGACTTTTACAGTCGGCATTTTTTATGCCCGATTTAACATTTTTGTTTGAATTTCTTTGATTTATGAAAGGCGGTGACATCATGGCGAAAGACGGTACAAACCGAGGCGGTGCAAGACCGGGTGCAGGGCGACCAAGAAAGGCACTCACGGAGAAAATTGCTGAGGGAAAATCGGCGGAAGTGATGATGCAGCCTGCGGATATAGAATCCGCTGAAACACCGCCTGTCAGAGATTTCATGAAAGAATTACAGCGTGACGGCACAAAACTCCTTGCAGATGATGTGTATACAGAAACTTATCAATGGCTGAAAGAACGTTCCTGCGAGAAAATCGTCAGCCGTCAGCTTGTGGAACAGTATGCCATGAGCATTTCCCGTTGGATTCACTGCGAGCAGATCGTCACAAAATATGGGTACATTTCAAAACACCCCACAACGGGTGCAGCGATCGCCTCTCCCTATGTAGCGATGTCACAGAACTACATGAAACAGGCAAATCAGATCTGGAATCAGATTTTTCAGATCGTGAGGGAAAATTGTTCTGTGGAATTTCAGGGCAATCCGCAGGAAGATATGATGGAAAAATTGCTGAGAAGCAGAAAGTGAGAAATACATGAAAGCAGATGTTCAATTCTGGAGAGAACTGAAACAGCAGAGAAATAACATGACCAAACAGCAATACCGCACGATAAAAGGACAAGCTATCAAAGGCAATATGGATGCTGCCCGAAAAGGTATGCTCAGAATCCAGCAGAGGAGGAATTACAGATGACCACAACTACAGAATTTCAGCTTGTTGACATCAACAAGTTAGTGCCTTATGCCAACAATGCCAGAACCCACAACAAGGAACAGCTCCTGAAACTTCGCTCCTCTCTGAGAGAGTTTGGTTTTGTGAATCCTGTCATTATTGACCGGGAATACAATGTGCTGGCTGGACATGGACGCATTATGGCGGCAAAGGCAGAAAATATTTCAGAAGTGCCATGTATATTTGCCGATCACCTGACCGAAGCGCAGAAGAAGGCATATATTCTTGCTGATAACAGAATGGCATTAGATGCCGGCTGGGACGAAGAACTCCTTGCTGTGGAAATGGAAGAATTGCAGAATCTCGGTTTTGACCTTGGTTTGACCGGATTCGATGAAAAAGAAATCGCTGACCTCTTTGCAATTGACAGCGATGAAGCGAAAGAAGATAATTTCGATGTAGATGCAGAACTGGAAAAGCCCTGCAAATCCAAAACCGGCGATATCTGGCATCTTGGAAAACATACAGTCATCTGCGGAGATTCCACTTTGCCTGAAACCTATACAGCACTTCTGGGAGATACAAAAGTCAATCTGGTCTGTACCGATCCGCCGTATCTTGTCAATCTGGAAAGTACATCCGGCAAAATCAAAAACGATGACCTTGACGATGAAAAGGGCTATGAATTTCTGAAATCCGCATTTGAGAGATTCAAAGAATCCATGGCAAAAGATGCAAGCATCTACGTGTTTTATGCGACGTCAAAGGCTCGTGTATTTCATGATGCATATGAAGATGCAGGATTTAAGGTGGGTGCAGGACTTGTCTGGAAGAAAGACCGCCTTGTTCTCACCCGCACCGACTGGAAATACATTCATGAACCGATCATCTGGGGTTGGCGTAAGGACGGCAAGCATATCTGGTATGGTGACCAGAAACAGAAAACCGTATTTGAATTTGACCGTATCAAAAATTCAAAAGAAGACGGCTGCGGACACCCTTCAAGTAAACCTGTCCCATTGATCGCCTACCTGATTTCACAATGTACACAAACAAACGGCATGGTGCTTGACGGATTTCTGGGCAGTGCATCTACCCTGATCGCCTGTGAGCAATTAAACCGTGTATGCTTTGGTGTTGAACTGGAACCAAAGTTCGTTGATGTTGCGGTGGAAAGATACATTAAACTCCATGAGGGCAGGTCTGATGATGTGTATCTGATGCGTAACGGCGAAAGGATCGAATACAAGGATGTGGAGGTGTCAGATGAATAAACCTCTCACCCTTGGCAGCTTGTTTGATGGTTCGGGAACATTTCCTGTTGCAGGAATGCTCTCCGGCATTCTGCCTGTCTGGAAATCAGAAATTGAACCTTTTCCTATCGCTGTAACCGAAAAGCGACTGCCTTTTGTAAAGCACCTTGGTGACATCAACAGCGTCAACGGTGCAGAAATTGAACCTGTGGATATTATTACCTTTGGCTCGCCCTGTACTGATCTTTCAGTTGCAGGCAAGCGTCAGGGCTTGAATGCAGAGCGTTCAGGACTTTTCTTTCAGGCAATCAGAATTATAAAGGAAATGAGAGGTGCAACCAATGGAAAATATCCGAGATTTGCAGTGTGGGAAAATGTCACAGGAGCATTCTCCTCAAATGGCGGAGAAGACTTCCGATGTGTTCTTGAAGAATTCTGTAAGATTAAAGACGCAGATTTATCTGTCCCTAAACCTGAAAAATGGACAAAGGCAGGAGAAATCATGGGTGAAAATTTCTCTGTCGCCTACAGGACGTTCGATGCTCAATACTGGGGCGTACCCCAAAGAAGAATGCGTGTCTACCTTGTCGCAGATTTTGAGGGCGGATGTGCCTCAAAAATATTATTTGAGTCAGAAGGCGTGTCTGGGTATTCTGCGGAGAGCTTCAGAGCGTGGCAAGAAACTTCCCAAAGTTTTGGAAACTGCTCTGAAGAAACAGGCTCAGGGCTGATGTTCGAGAATCATTCTCAGGATACCAGATACACAGGACCTCTTAATGTTGCTCAGACAGTTTCTGCAACTTATGGAACAGGCGGAAACAATCAGCCTTTTGTAGTGGAATCATCGGTTGTTCCTGCAACACTGAAAATACGATGTAGTCACGGAAATGGTGGACGTGGAGCGTTGATTCAGAAAAACAAATCTGCTACTCTTTCCTGCAATAACGACCAGACACTTTTCGTTCCAAAGGCATATGGTATCTGTGGAAAATACAGTAATTCTATGCTGTCGAACAATCCAAACAGCGGATTTTATGAAGCAGATACTTCAAGAACCATTGATACCAGCAATCAGTCACCTTGCAAAAATCAAGGTGGAATTGTAGTTTTAGAGGGCAATGGCTCACGCCCATCACATCACGGTGACGGATACAAGGAATCGGAAACCATGTATACGCTGAATTGTACTGAAAATCACGCTGTTTCCTATGGAATCGGCAGACCTGCAATGAATCAGGGGTACAATGCAAAATTTAGTTTTCAGATTGAAGAGGAAAAATCTCCTACAATCGTTGCATCGGGGGCAGGCGGAATCGCTCATCCAAAATACTCCACAAGTAAGAATTCTCATCATACTGTTGCTGAAAAAGAAAAAGCAAATACACTTGTGGCATCGGATTACAAAGATCCGCCTGTTGTCAATGACAGCACTTTTGAAATTGAATACATCGTAAGACGACTGACCCCGCAAGAGTGTGCGTTACTGCAAGGTATGCCGACTTGGTGGTGTGATGATATTGGCATTGAAAATCCGACCGAAGAACAGATCACTTGGTGGCTGAATGTTTTTGAAACATGCAACAAAGCTGTCGGTAAGACCTGCAAACCGAAATCCCGCAAGCAGATTGAAAAGTGGCTGAAGAATCCGTACTCCGATAGTGCCGCTTATAAAATGTGGGGAAATGGTATCGCAGCTTGCAATGCTTGGTTTGTGCTTGCCGGAATTGCTTACTATGCACAAAATGAAAGAAAATAATTCTACATATCTCACACTTGATATCTGTGCCATTCTGAGTTATCATGTGTACTACCAAAAAGGAGGTCAAACATATGATAATTGAATTTCAGCTTATAGGAGAAAAACGAAAAGAACTTGCAAAAACAGTCAGCGAGATTATTGGTGCTCCTGCCGAATATCAGTTCATGCCGACTTGTGCATATAAAATTGGTGACTTTTACACCGTTACCAAAGAGGGTAATCTTGAAATCAGTGATTCAGCTGACGGAAAAGAGATTGAAATGCTGATTAGTGAACTTGCAAGCAGAGGGTATGAAATTCCGTCAGCAAATAAACTAACTGTTCAGATGCCTGCGGACTTCTTCACAGAGCATACCTTGAACAATCTCCACCAAATCTGCGAAAATAAAGCCGTCCTGTTTCAGGCAGCTTTCAAAACAGATTCACTGGACATTATTCAGTCTGACGATAAAGTAGAATTTCCTTGGTTTACCATTGAAAATGATGAAGATTCAGATGTCTACTGCACTTTCATTTCCATGCTCTGCGAATTTGCAAAAAATCAAAAACGTATCAACAACAAGCCTGAAACCACTGATAATCCCAAATACACAATGCGTTGTTATCTTCTTCGATTGGGTATGATTGGTGCAGAGTATAAGGCGATAAGAAAGGCACTGCTCAGAAATCTTTCAGGCAGTTCAGCTTTCAGAAAGGTAGCAAATGATGAAGTTTCCGAATAAAGCATATCTTGAAAATCTCCGAAAACAGTACCCAGTTGGAACGAAGATACAGCTGATTTCTATGCGTGATGAAAAATATCCCATTCTTCCTGGAACGATCGGTGAGGTCACTCATATCGATGATATGGGTTCCATACACATGAAATGGCAGAACGGTTTCTCCCTTGCAATCATTCCCAAAGTGGATTCTTTCAAGGTTCTGGGGGCTGAAAAATAAGCGAGAACCTATTCCATCGTACTGTATTTTACCATAGAAAATCAAGGAAAGCAAGACTGTATATTACACAATCATCTGGCGGATATACAGTCTGTTTTTCTGTTAATTTAGCGGGTTGCTATATACTTCGTAATGCGGTAATATGTGATACAACGAAAGGGCAGAAAGCCCGAAATTACGGAGGAAAATACCATGAACGCTAAAACAGAAAGACAGATTGAAAACCTCAAAAATCAGACCATCGGGGTTGAAATTGAGATGAACCACATCACAAGAGAACGAGCTGCAAAGCTTGCCGCAGACTTCTTTGGAACAGGCAGATACGAATTCACAGCAAGCCGAAACGGCTACAGCACCTGGTCAGCTTGGGATACACAGGGCAGAGAATGGAAATTCCAGAAAGATGTCAGCATTGCAGGATGCGACGCTGAAAAGTGTGAACTGGTCACACCGATTCTTCACTACAGTGACATTGAAACCTTGCAGGAACTGGTCAGAAAGCTTCGCAAGGCTGGAGCAGTAAGCCACGCAGGGGTTGGGGCAGGAGTTCACATTCACATTGGAGCAAACGGACACACACCACAAAGCCTCAGAAACCTTGCAAACATCATGGCAAGCCACGAAAAGCTGATTGCCGACGCTTTGAAAATCGACCAGGGCAGAATGAACAGATATTGCAGAACGGTAAACCCAAGATTCATTGAACAGCTGAACAAAAAGAAACCAACCACAATGGCACAGTTTGCAGACATCTGGTACACAGCAAACGGTGCGAATTACGGCAGAAATCAACATTACAATGATAGCCGATACCATATGCTGAACTTCCACGCAACCTTTACAAAAAGCACAATCGAATTTCGACTTTTCCAGTTTGACAAGCCTACAGCAGAAAAGAAAAACGGTCTTCACGCAGGGCAATTGAAAAGCTACATTCAGCTTTGCCTGGCACTTTCCGAAATGGCAAAGGAACTGAAAACAGCAAGTCCAAAGCCACAGCAAACGGAAAATCCGAAATTCGCAATGCGAACATGGCTGATTCGATTGGGACTGGTTGGTGAAGAGTTCTCCACAGCAAGAAGTTTTCTAACAAAGAACCTTGACGGAGATGCGGCTTATCGCAACTTCCGAGTTATGTAAAGTTAAAATGAGGAGAATGGAATAATCATCATTCTCCTCCAATCTACTTAGCATAATTTACTGCATTTTCATCCTAATGATTTTAACCAAT